TTGTCATTGTTGCGGCCTTCCAAGTAGGTGGATAATGCCAACAGCACCTTGTACGTCGGATTGGCGTTCGGATTATCCCTAATCTCTCGAATAGTGTTGTAGTGCAGCCCTGTGGCCTCTGCTACCTTGGCCGGCATCCTGTCTGACAAGGCTTGCCGAATTTGTTCTAATGTCATCATTTTTACATCCTCTTGTTAAAAAAACTTTATTTTGGTATTGATAATATACAATACATTGTATTATGATTCAATCAATGCACGAACGGAATTAACCGAGTGTGCTGAAAACAAGAGGAGTCTTTTATGGCTATTAAATTAAAAAATACGCGCGATATGGCAGCAAATGGAGTAAAGCTGCTCGTCTACGGTCAGGCTGGCGCTGGCAAAACCAGACTGGTCAAGACGCTGCCCAGCCCCATCGTCCTCTCGGCTGAAGGTGGCCTGCTGTCTATTCAGGACGCAGACCTGCCCTACATCGAGATCAGCGACATGGACACGCTCAAGGAGGCTTACACCTGGCTGACCAGCGCAGACGAGGCCAAGGCTTACCAGTCGGTGGCCCTGGACTCGATCAGCGAGATCGCCGAGGTGGTGCTGAACGCTGAGAAGAAGGCGACCAAAGACCCACGGGCCGCCTACTGGGCCATGCAAGAGCAGATGGCCGGCATCATTCGTGCGTTCCGCGACCTGCCCGGACGCCACGTCTACATGAGCGCCAAGCTGGAGAAGACGCAGGACGAGATGGGCCGGGTGCTGTACGCGCCGAGCATGCCCGGCAACAAGACCGGCCAGGCGCTGCCCTACTTCTTCGATGAGGTGCTGGCGCTGCGGGTCGAGAAGGATGGCGAAGGCGTCACCCAGCGCGCCTTGATGTGCGACAGCGACGGCCTTTGGCTTGCCAAGGACCGCAGCGGCAAGCTGGACGCATGGGAGGCACCGGACCTCGGCGCCATCATCAGCAAGATGCAAGGAGGAAAGTGATCATGGCACTGCCTGAAAAACTCACAGACGACCTGAACGAGTTGTCATCCATGTGGCTGGCGGCCAAGGAAGCGGAGAAGGAGGCGACCGAGGACCGTCGCAAACTCGAGGACCGCATGAAGTCGCTGATCGGTGTGGCCGAGAACATGGAAGGTACCGAGACGGTGGACCCGGACCAGTTCACGATCAAGATCGTAGGCCGCATCGACCGCAAAGTCGATGGCGACAAGGTGCAAGAATTGGCCGCCGAGTACGGTCTGACCGAGCATCTGGCCAGCCTCTTCCGGTGGAAGCCGGAGATCAACATGGCCGTCTGGAAAGCAGCGGACGAGGCCATCACCAAGCCGCTGGCAGCAGCAATTACGGCCAAGCCTGGCCGACCATCATTTTCAATCACACGCAAGGAGAAATAAGCATGGCTTTCCTCGGACAATCTTTCGACGCAAACGAACTGCCGCAAGGCAATGGCAACTTTGACCCGTTGCCAGCTGGTTGGTACACAGCCAACATCACGCAGGCCGAGCTGAAGACCACCGCCGCAGGCGATGGCCAGTACATCAAGCTGCGTTACGACATCACCGGGCCGACTCACCAGGGTCGCGTGGTGTTCGGCAACCTGAACATCAAGAACGCTAGCCCTAAGGCTGAGGAAATTGGTAGAATGGAGCTTGGAAACCTGATGCGTGCGATTGGCTTGGCCAAGGTGACCGACACCGACCAACTGATCGGTGGCAGCCTGTCAATCAAGCTGGATGTTCGCGCAGCCACCGAGCAGTACGCTGCGCAGAACGAGGTTAAGGGCTTTAAGGCGATCACCGGCAGCGTGCCGAGCTTCGCAGCACCTGCAGCCTCACCTGCCGCCTCAGCGCCAGCAGCGGCTGCGCCTGCAGCATCTGGCAAAGCAGCGCCTCCTTGGGCAAGAAGTAACTGAGGAATGAAATGGGCATTTTGTATCTTTTGACTTTTGCCAGTGGGAAGCAATACGTTGGAGTCACCGAAAGCAACGTATTGCAAAAGCGCATGTATCGGCACAGGTATAGCGCGAAGTCTGGAAGCAATTTGCCCGTTCACATGGCCTGGCGTAAGTACGGCGAACCGGTTGTGGAAGTCCTAGCCACGTTTAGCGACGATAGCCTTTACCAAGCGGAGATTGACGAAATTGCCACGCGTAAAACGCTTGCGCCAAACGGCTACAACGTTCTGGTTGGCGGCCAAAAGTCGCCAGCACTAAATCCAGATGTAGCGCAGAAAATCAGAGAGTCAGCGGTACGGCGCTATCAAGACCCGAAGCAACGCGATGTTGCCTCTGTGCTGGCGAAGAACCGAAGCCTAGAGACGCGCGCCAAGATATCGCAGGCGCTAACCGGCAAAACGCTGGACGAATGCACGAAGGAGAAAATTCGCCAAGCAAATATCGGGAAAAAGCACACCGAGGCCACGAAGGCCAAAATGTCTAATAGCCACTCTGGCAAGAAGTATTCCGAAGAGACGCTGGAGCGAATGAGGCAGGCAGCACGCAAACGAATGCAATCGCCAGAAGCAAAAGCGCAACTTAAGGCGGCCAGCCTTGCTGGCGGCAAGTCAACGCAAAACAAGGCAAGAGCCAAAACGTAAAAAACCCCGGCCTCGCAAGAGGACCGGGGTGACAACTTGAAGGAGACATCCGTGAAGATTCCTGAGCCAGAGCATAGCATCCAAGGGCTGATCGACAAACACCACGAGGCCCAGGCAGAGCCGCCCAGGCCGCACATGGGCTGCAGCCAGTTAGGCCACCCATGCGACAGATGGCTGTGGCTGTCGTTCCGGTGGGCCGTCCAGCCCAAGTTCCCTGGCCGCATCCTGCGCCTGTTTCGCAGGGGTCAGATGGAGGAGGCCACCATCGTGTCGGACCTGCGCGCCATCGGCCTCGATGTGCGTGGCGCAGGCAAGCAACAGACGCGCGTGGACTTCGGGGCGCACGTGTCCGGCAGTATCGATGGCATCATTGAGTCTGGCGTTCCGGAAGCGCCAAAGAAGCGCCACGTGGCCGAGTTCAAGACCCACAGCAAGAAGTCATTTGACGATCTGGTTAAGTCCGGCGCTGTGGCCAGCGCCAAGCCTGAGCACTTCGTGCAAATGCAACTCTACATGCACGGCACCAAGATCGACCGGGCTTTGTACGTGGCTGTCTGCAAGGACGACGACCGCATCTACACCGAGCGCGTGAGGTACGAGCAGGATGTGGCCGAAAAGTACATAGCGCGGGGCAGACGTATCGCCTTGGCCGACCGCATGCCTGAGCCATTGAGCACCGACCCATCTTGGTACCAGTGCAAGTTCTGCGACGCGCACGAGTTCTGCCACGAGACCAAGACCACCAAGCACGTGAACTGCCGCACTTGCGCGCACAGCACGGCCAAGGAAGACAGCACCTGGCGCTGCGAGCGCCACGACGCTGACGGCATTCCGGTCGAGTTCCAGCGCCAGGCCTGTGACAGCCATGTCCTGCATCCTGACCTGGTGCCCTGGCAGCGCAAGGACGGCCTGGACGAATGGACGGCCGTGTATGTCATTGAAGGCCGCGACGTGGCCAACGGTGAAGGCGACGCGCACGTCTACACCGGCCGCGAGATTCTGATCAACCCCAAGATGTGCAGCCTGGGCGACGAGTATGTCGAGGAGCTGCGCCAGCAGTTTGACGCGAGGATTGTGGGATGAGAAAGCTGCGTGTTTTGGTGGCCTGCGAATACTCTGGCCGTGTTCGTGATGCATTCATCGGGGGGGGGGCAGAAGCCATGAGCTGTGATTTGCTGCCAACGGATGCTCCGGGACCACATTACCAAGGAGATGTTTTTGACGTCATTGATTACCCTTGGGACTTGATGATTGCCCACCCTCCATGCACCGATCTTGCAGTGTCTGGAGCAAGGCACTTTGAGGCCAAGAAAATGATTGGACGTCAACAGGCCAGCGCGTCATTCTTCATGGCGCTGCATAGACGAGCCGATCACATACCAATGATTGCCATTGAAAACCCGGTGTGCATCATTTCCAGCTTGTGGCGCAAGCCTGACCAGATCATCCAGCCGTGGATGTTCGGGCATGGCGAAACGAAGGCGACTTGTCTGTGGCTGAAAGGCTTGCCGCCGCTGGTTCCCACCAACGTGGTGGAAGGCCGCGAGCAGCGCATTCATCTGATGCCGCCAAGTGAGGATCGCTGGAAACTTCGCAGCGAGACATATGAAGGAATCGCCAAGGCAATGGCAGATCAATGGGGCAAGCTGCCATGTTGAGAGAGTACCAACAACGCTCCATCGACATGCTCTACGCATGGTTCGAGGCTGGTGGCCGAGGCAACCCATGCCTGGTGCTGCCGACCGGGTCTGGCAAGAGCCACATCGTGGCCGCCCTGTGCAAAGACGCACTGCAGAACTGGCCAGAGACGCGCGTGCTGATGCTCACGCACGTCAAGGAGCTGATCGAGCAGAACGCCGAGAAAATGCGCCTGCACTGGCCAGGCGCTCCGATGGGCATCTACAGCGCCAGCATCGGCAAGAAGCAACTCGGAGAGCCGATCACATTCGCAGGCATCCAGTCGGTGCGCAGCAAGGCGCGCATGCTTGGCCACATCGACCTGGTGATCATCGACGAGTGCCACCTGGTCAACCACAAGGACGAAGGCGGGTACAGGCAACTGCTGGCCGAACTGACCGCCATCAACCCTGCACTGCGGGTGGTTGGCCTGACGGCCACGCCGTACCGCCTGGGCCACGGCCTGATCACCGACAAGCCTGCGCTGTTCGACGACCTGATCGAGCCTGTCAGCATCGAGGAACTGATCTTCAAGGGCTACCTGGCCACGCTGCGCAGCAAGGTCACCAAGGCCAGGCTGGACACCAGTGGCGTGCACAAGCGTGGTGGCGAGTTCATCGAGTCTGAGTTGCAGGCTGCAGTGGACACCGACGACAACAACCAGCGCGTGGTGCGCGAGGTGATCGAACTGGCTGGCGACCGCAAGGCGTGGCTGTTCTTCTGCACCGGGGTCAAGCACGCCAACCATGTGGCCGAAGTCCTGCGCCAGCACGGCATCGCGGCCGAGTGCGTGACAGGCGAGACGCCGAAGAAGGAGCGCGAGCAGATGCTGGCCGACTTCAAGGCTGGCCGCCTGCGCGCCCTGACCAACGCCAACGTGCTGACCACCGGCTTCGACTACCCTGACATCGACCTGATCGCCATGATGCGCCCGACCATGAGCGCCAGCCTGTATGTGCAGATGGCAGGCCGAGGCATGCGGGTCAAGAGCCACACCGACCACTGCCTGGTGCTGGACTTCGCCGGGGTGGTGGCCACGCATGGTCCGATCACGGCCGTGCAGCCGCCCAAGAAGGCAGGCGACGGAAACGGTGAAGCGCCGGTCAAGGTCTGCGACAACTGTGGCGAGTTGTGCGCCATTGCCGTGTCGATCTGCCCGGCTTGTGGCCACCCATTCCCAGAGCCGGAGCGCAAGAAGCTGGAACTGCGCGACGACGACATCATGGGCCTGGAAGGCAAAGACCTGGAGGTCTCGTCCTGGAACTGGCGCAGGCATGTCAGCCGCGCGTCAGGCAAGGAGATGCTGTCTTGCACCTACTACGGCAGCCTGTCGGACAAGCCGATCACCGAGTACCTGCCGGTGCTGCACGATGGCTACGCCGGGCAGAAGGCCATGCGCCAACTGCTGACGATGGCCAACTCGTCCGGTGCGCACCTGGCCGATGCTGCGCATATGGAAGGCAGCGAAGGACTGGAGTACCTGGCCGTGCAAATGAGCAACAGCAATCCTTCTGCTCTTTGCTTAGGCTGCCGCCTTTGGTTCGCTTCATTTCAATCCATAAGCGCCAAGCAGGGATGAAAAGATCAGGAATCCCTGCAACCACGCCCTCTGCCTTCAATTTTGCAGCAGTTGCTTTACTGCGTGCCCCTCCGTTGGGGATGGCAAATATGCGCACATCCGGCCAGGTTTGTCTGAACCAGCGGACCAGTTCGCGCTGTTCTTCGTGCTCAGTAGGAATTCTTTCTTCTGTCATTGTGATTAGTTCCTTTATCAGAAAGGGATTGCGTACATCCACCGCCCGCATGCGTCCACGGTGTCGCAGAACTCAGCAGGCGGGGTCATGTCGTATGACGTGCAATGCCCATGCTCATCAAAATGCTCGCACGTGTGGCAACACTTTGGCGGCCCTGCACGCATCCAGTCGCGCCACTGGATTAGAAACTCTGGCTCTGGTGGTCTGGTGCTCATTTGCTCTCCTTCACTTGGTAGTCATGAAAAACGGTCCCGCGACTTGCGTCGCCAACCTTGCAAGGCCGGACCCATATGATGCGGCCGTCTGGCAGCCTACGCGAGTGGCCTCTGCGGTCGTGCAGCCTGGGGCTGGCGTGCGTGCCACCCTTGTGCTCGCATTTGATGACCTTGCCATCAATCACCACCGTGCGCCAGTCGTAGGACGGCTGTTTGCCTGCTGCGATCTTGCGCTGGTTGGTGAACGTCGGCCGCACGAACGGCTGGTAGGCCGTCTTGGTGGCCATCATTGAGTGGTACCACTTGATCAGCACGGCGAGCACAAAGCGCGCTTCCTCCTCCGGCACCGGGTCATCTTCCTCGGTCGGCCCGTACATGATCCTGTCGCCTTCGATGGTGTAGAGCATCGTCGGAATCTTGCGCGGCATGACGTTGGTCGGCCCTTTCCACATGTCGATGACGATGCCTTCGTGCGGATCGTCGCCAACCACCACGGCCAAGACGTCGTATGAAGCGTGCGACTTGCTCGGCCCACGCGATGCCACAAAGCAGCGTCCAAACGGCGGCCTGCAGGTCATCAATGCGTCGGTGTTGACGGCCATCTGAGCAGACGTCAGGCCGGAGATGTCGAACCACTGCAGTTCGGTCGGGTCCATGCCGGCCGTGGCGGTCCAGGCGATGTTTTCTCGGATCAGCGCCGTCGTGCAC